TGCTCGCCCCTGGCTACGCCAGTTGGCCCTTGAGATCGCGTCCCCCGTTGCGGCCTCGCCTGCCTTCCGCATCGCTCACCACCATCACCTGGATCCGCTCCGCCAGCGCCGCTTGCTCAGCCTCCTTCCGGACCCGCTCCGCTCTCGCTGCGAATTCCTGCCTCTCCTCTTCGCTGGCCAGCCGCGCCTGCCCGTTCACGATCAGCCGCGCCGCCACGTCCCTCGGCGTCTCCGACATCACCCCGGCCTTCCCTCCGTCCGGTGTCGCCAGACTCACCACCACTACATACGGCTCCCGAATTGACCCTTCCGTCTCCCTCAGCTTCCGGTAATAAACCTTCAGATCCATCTCTCCTCCTCAAACAAAAAAGGGACCCCGGCCCCGCGCCAGGGTCCCATCCCAAGCCAGTCGTTTAGGTGTTCACCTGCACTCCGAACGAGTTCCGCAGCACCCCCACGCCATAGAGCACGTCCACCGTGAACTGCTGCGCCAAAGTGTTCGGCTGATAGCTCATCACGACCCGCATCCCGAAGTTCCCCATCTCCGCGTACTCGGCGATCGCGCCCGTCCCCGGCAGAGGCTGCGGCAGCCGCCGCACCGCCAGCCCCAGGGCGCTCCGCGCGAAGGCCAAGTTGTGCGTCGTCACCGGGCTGCTCCCCGTCTTCTTCACGAACTGCGACCGGAAGACATAGAAGTCCTTGATCTTGCCCACTGTGCCTTCCACGATCGCCCGCAGCCCCGCGTCTCCCGCCGTCTGAAACTCGCTGAACCGCGGAATCTGCCTGAGCTGCGAATACGTCGCCGAGTCCACCACCAGATACTTCGGCTCGCTGGCCGGAACCTTGGCCTCAAACAACGCCGTCTCGGCCGCGTCCACCAGCGCCTCGGTAATCGGCGTGCCGCCCGCGCCCAGCGGAGGGTTCGCCGTGAAGTTGGCGTACAGCCCCAACAGGTCGCTCTCGATCTTCTCCGCAAGCGCCACCAGCGCCGGCTGCATGTACAACCGCAGCAGGTCCGGCACCGCCAGCACCTTCGTCACGTCCGGAATCTGGAACGTCGCTTCGGCGTGCGTGTCCAGCACGATCTGCGCGTTCCCCAGACTCGGATTCTGGGTCTGGACGGTTCCCCCTTCCGCCAGATTGTTCGCCACCAGGACCGGCGGAATCGGCACATTGATCGTGTCGCCCGGCTGTCCCAGCGACGGCTCGAAATCGCGATTGACCAGGTTCCCCATGACAAGGTTACCCATCAGGGCGGGCAAGGCATCCACCGCCACCAATTTGACAATCGCGTTTGCCACGTTTGCTGATGTTACTGCTGGCATTTACTTTCTCTTTCTCCTTTTTGTTTTTTTTCCGCCTCTGAGGGCGTCTGCTTCCATCCCCGCGCCGGACGCTACGATCCTCCCAGCGCCTGGGAAGCAATCTTTGCAATTTCCTGCCGCACGCGCTCCAGCTCTTCCCGGCTCATCCCCGGCTTGATCTTCTCCAGCTCCACCATCGTCGTCGCCGGAGTCGTGCTTCGTCCTCCGCTCGTCACCCCGGAACCTCCCAGATTCCGCGCCGGCAGAAACTCCGGGTTCTCGTTCACAAACTGCGTCAGATATTCCCGCAGCCCCACCGTGCCGCGCTCCGTGGCCGCCACCAGCCGGCCGTCTTCCGCCCGCTGGATGTCGTCCTTCACCGCGCGGAACGCCAGGTCCACCTTCGTCACTCCCAGCCGTTGCAGCTCGGCCCGGATCGTCGCGCTCCGCTCCGCTTCCTCCGCCGCTTGCCGGCTCCGCGCGTTCTCTTGGATCAGCTCGTTCACGCGCCGCTCCAGTTGCTCGCGCCGCTTCCGTTCCTCCGCTAGCTCGTTGCGGTAGGCTGGCTCGGCCTTCGAGCTCTGGATCCGCGCGTACTCCTCAATCACCTCCCGGATAATTCCTCGCAGATCTCCGGTCCCCCCTTCTGCCGGAACCTCTCCCGGCTTGATTTCCTGCTCCATCTTCTTGCTCCTTTCCGTCATTGCTTCTCACACCACTCGTCGATCTCTTTCACAATCCGGTCTTTCACTTCCTGCCGGACGTCGCACAGGTACTTCAACGCCAGCTTCCTCAACACCTCCCGCCGCAGCGTCTTCGACCCGCTCGCCAGCGCCAGGAGCCTTTCCGCATCCTCCAGTTCCGCGCTGAAGTCCCCGATGTCAAACTCGTCCAGCCCTGAAACGTCCACCGACAAGCCGTCTTCCCTCGCCGCCTCTATCGCCCGCAGCACCCGCTTCATCGTGTCCTTCACCGCGTCTCCATAAGCCCGCAGCACCTCCTGCGTGATCGTGAAGTCCCGCTGCTTGCTCAGCCCCGATTGCGGCGCCCCGCCCGACAGCGTCCCGCCCGCCTGCGTCATCAGATAGCAGACCCGGTAGATCTCTTCCTTCAGCCGGTTCAGGTTCTCCGCTGCAATCTGGTAAACCCGCCCCTCCGGCTCCGTCCACCCAAACCGGTCGTTCGGCCCAAGCTGAATGTAGTAGGAATCTCCTACGATCTCGTGCCACTCGCGCTCCGAGTAGACCACCGGAGAGGCGAACAACCCCATCGTCAGCGCCCAGCTCAGCGCGTTGGACTTATTGAAGTGCTCCAGTTGCAGCGAAGCCGCTTTGTTCGCCAGCCACAAGCCTTCACTGATTTGCAGTTCGAACAGCGGCACCCGCCCCATCTTCGCCAGCCCGTGACGCCCTTCATCCACCCGCACGGGCTTGCTTCCTTCAACCCCATCCCTCCGCCGGTACGCCGCAAACCGCTCCTTGTCGTAGTACCACCACCGCGTCTCTGGGACCCACGCGCCCTCCCCCGCTTCCTCCTGCCGCAACCCCGACGTCCTCAACACCACCCAGTCCAGGTTTCCTTCCTCGTCGTGCGACCAGTTGATGACCTCCGGCGCGCTGCACTGCACCAGGTACGCCCGGTCCTGCCCCAAAGCTGCCTCCTGGGCCCGGCTCAGCGCCGGAGCCGCCGGCTTGGGAAAGTCCACCAGCACATAAGCCACCCCGTGCACCAGTGCATCCACAAGCACCCTCCGGAAAAAGTCCGAAATCGAAGTCCCCTTCCGGTCGCAATCCTCCACCAGCTCGCTGTAGAAGCTCTTGGCTCTTTCATTGGGGCCGTCAAAAGTCAAAATCGGCTCCCTCCGGAACAGCGTCGACGCATACCAGTCCACAATCGACCCCAGGTAGTTCTCGTAAAACGCCCGGTGCAGCCGCTCGCTATAAATATCGAGCGGCTCCCGGTGCCGCCGGATTAAGTACTCGTGCGCCCGCGCGATGAACTGATCGCCGCCCGCGTACAGATCCCGGTATCGCTCCCAAGTCTTCTTCTTCGCCTTGTATTCCGGATGTTCCCGGTCAATGTCCACCATCGCCTCTCAATCTCCTTCCCCACGCCGCGTCTCAAAGAATCCTCTTTCCACGCCCCCCGGCCGGCGCCATAGGCCGGCACTCCTGCCAGATCAGATACCCCAGCGCATCGGACAAATGCGTCCGCCTCGGGTCCCTCTCCTTGTCGATTTCCGAGCTCCCCGGCTTGTAGCTCACCTGCTCCAGGTCCGCGATCAGCTCCTGGCACTTCGGATCGATGAACAGTTGCGCCTCTCCCCCCGCCGGCTTCAGCATCGCGTTTACCAGGTTCACCCTCTCGCGCACCTCCGGGTTCGAACTCGCAATCCGGTAACTCACCCTCTTCATGTCCCACTTGGTCAGTACTTGCCGGATCATCGCGTAGTCGCTCCAGCCCGTGCTCTGCCGGCGGGAGCCGCTGGCGTCCCCGTAAATCACAACCCCCGCCGGATGCCGCCCGTGCCGCTTTAGGAACTCCTCGCAAACCTCCGGCGTGCTCGACCTCCCCAGCACCAGCTCGTCCACCACGTGCACCACTCCGTTCTGGATCTGCGCCACCACCGAGCACATCGGGTCCACGTTGAAGTCCAGCGACCACCGCAGCGGCAGCCCCGGGTCAATCCTCCCCTCCGCCACATTCCGCTGCCGGTCAAAGCAGTGATAGACCTGCCCCTCGCTCACATTCAGGTACTTGCCCAGCACCTCCTGCTCGAAGAACTTCCCGTCGTAGCTCCGCTTGAGCCTCTCGTAATAGTCCGGGACCTTCTCCAGCAGATACCGGTTCTCGTACGGCTGGGCCAGGATCGTCTCGTAGCCTTCCACCGGCCTCTCAATGAACCGCCGGTAGACCCAGTCAAACCCCTTCGGCGTCCAAACCGCGAATCCGCACAGCCGCTGCGCCTTGGGGTCCCGCAACCGCCCTTCCAGCCGCAGCCACGCCTCTTCCGCCGTGTA